TGCGGTGTAACGTACAGTAGTACCATCTGAAGAAGCAATATCAATATAATCTCCAACAGTTTGTGTATCAGTAAATGTTACTGTCGCTACTTCACCTACATCTGTACCACCAGAAAAATTAACAACTGTAACACTAGCATCAGTGGCTTTGATAACTGTATTACCATTAGCGCCTTCGTTTGAAACAGCGTGTGATAATGTCAATACCTCTCCGGCTTTTACGATCGTGATCTTTCCATTGTGACCGCTTGCATGTTCAATGGCGTCTTTAAGTGACGACGCAGAGTGTGCAGCACTGGTTTGGCTTTCAAATTCATTGTTCGCGAGGTCTGCCGCGGCTTTTGCGGTGTATGTAACGCTTGTTCCATCAGCTGATTCAATTGTCACAGTTCCGTTTAGTTTCTGTGATCCAGCGAATGTTATCTTACCACCAGTCGCAGTTGTTAATCCAAATTTAACTTTCATACCGGTTAAGAAATTACCCTTAACATATGTTGATCCGTCTGATGTGTCCAGAATTGTTGGATTGTCATCTACTACTCCGGAGGCTACTCCGGCTAGAGCGCCATTTATTGTTGTTACGTGTGTTGCCATTGTACAAATATTTATTGTTTTAAGTTGCATTTCCTCTGATTTGCATCTAATATATTATTATAGTTAGGAAATAAATACTAAATATAATTTAAATATAAATATGAAAGCAGAAAGTAAATTAGTCTCATTAGATGAGCGAGTTGGAACCGATGTCTCAAATGTCACATCATTTGATGATTTGATGGATAGGGCCGGGTTCAATTTCGATGTAGAAAAAGTACCGTGTCACACACCGGAAGGTAATGCTCTTACCGGTCACTATGTGGTACGACGAGAGGACAGCAAACATGTCCTAGGTGTTATGCGGAAGCGATATACACCGGTATCAAACCGCCATATGTTTAAACCGTTTCACGATACGGTCCAAGAATATGGCGCAACCTATGAAACAGCCGGTCTTATCGAAGGTGGTAAGAAGTGTTGGATTTCAGCTCTACTGCCAAGCAGCTTTGAGCTTAAGAACCGCCCAGAAGATCAAATTCAGCAAAGAATTCTTGCACTGGGGTGCCACGACGGAACAAAGAGGAATGCTTATTTTAGTATAGCTCATCGTATCTCCTGCAATAACCAATTGCGCTTGATCCTCGCTGGGGCATCCAGTAGTGAATACAGTGTTTCTCATACTAAAAACTGGGAAACTCAGTGGTTGGATGCGCAACTAGGATTTGATCTAGCTATTCGAGCTCACAAGACGTTTGAAGACGCAGCGAATGACTTGAATGATCGTAATATTACGGTAGGTCAAGTCCGTGGTTTCACAAATTTGCTTTTCCCTGATCGTGAGATCTCGGAACAAGAAAAGAAGAATCGGATCAAGAGTGGTCGTAAACCTTCTTCACGGATTGTTAATCGGAGAGAAGAAGTTATAGACTTATTCTGTTCCGGTGCTGGTAACCGCGGAGCTTCTCGTTGGGACGCTCTAAATGCAGTAACTGAATACTTAGATCACCACAACCAAGCGGGGAAACTAGAGGGAAAGAACGGTTTCCGGAATGCTCAGAGACGGTTCATGAGCAACGTATTAGGCGGCGCTGGTGATATTACAAAACAGCGCGCATTTGATCTACTTCTCCATACTTCGAAGTTTGAGAGTGTTAAGGAACCAATATTAAATTAACTCGTTTCATTTTAAAAGATGAATGATGAATATAATTACGATGAATTCTTGAGCGATTCCGGAGACGATTATCCAAAGTATGACTCAGGTGTTGAGTTTTATCCATATGCTGCTACTAAGAAAAAGGATGTCTTGAAAGAGAATATCGCACTAGCAAAAAGTGATCTGGATCGGAAGGTGAACAAAAACAAACATTTCGAACATGATTTAGATGATTGGTTTTATAAAGATACGTTTGAGAATGCGAAAGAACTACCTCTCTCTAAGGAAAAGAAAGAAGCCCTAATGGAGGAAGTGAACCGGCAATTTAAATCTGGAGCACAGCGCGATACTGGGTGTAACAAGCTACGTCATAGTTTAATACCACATGAAGCATTAAATAGAGTTGCTCAGCGCTACTTAGATGGTGCCGAGAAGTATGGTGAGAATAATTGGATGAAAGGGATGCCATTATCTGTATATTATGATAGTGCAATGAGACATATGCATGCATGGTGGTCTGGTGATAAAAATGAAGACCACGTGGCCGCGGCTGTATGGAATATGTTATGTGCAATGTGGACTGAAGATAATGCTAGTAAGCATCTAGCAGTTAAAGGTGAGTTTTTAGATGATAAACATAAACACCCTAGGTAATTTAGTATAAGATGGCTGGTAAAGGAGATAAACCTAGGTCTTATAGTAAACCAAAGTTTGATGAAAACTATAGTCAAATTAATTGGACTAAAAATATCCGATCAACGTTTAAGACCAGCTGGGGAGCAGAATATACATTATTAGTAGAAGATACTCCAGTGGAAGGAGATGACTCTCCAACAATTAAAGATTTAGCGAAGAAGAGATAATATCATATAGACTCATTACTGATATTAGGTTGAGTTTTGTTAAATTTAGTATAGCACTGGTTTAACCGGTGTTTTCTAATAAGTACTTACATGAGAATGTTAAGCACTTTATTTTTTACTATATTAATTTTACCTATTATATGTACTGCATTGACACCAAAAGAACGGAGAGAAGTCGCAGATCATTTACAGGACATTTCAGTAACTATTCGATCAGAAAATGATTATCAAAAATCAGAAGGTTCTGGTGTATTAATTACGAGAGAAATTGACGGGGAAAAGATAACATTTGTATGGACATGTGCACATGTTGTTGATAACTTACGGACAGTTAGATCGGTAATAGGTCCAGGAGGGCAACCTAGGAAAGTAGTTGAATTTAATGATGTTCAAATAATTAAAGAATTAGTCGAAGGTGGCCGGCGCGTTGGAGAGATTAAAATGGATGCCACTGTTATTAAGTTTAGTGATGCCGATGACGGTGAAGACCTCGCGGTTCTAATGGTTCGGGCTAGAGATTACGGTAAGGGTAGCGCTAAGTTTTATTTAAATAAAGATGAACCCATTATACCAATCGGAACTCAACTGTTTCATGTAGGGTCCCTATTAGGACAAATGGGAGCTAATAGTATGACATCTGGTATAATATCACAAGTTGGACGAATTCATGGAAAAGTTGAATTTGATCAAACTACAGTCACTGCTTTTCCGGGTTCTTCAGGAGGTGGTGTATATTTACAAAACGGCGAATATGTTGGTATGATTGTCCGAGGTGCTGGTGAAGGTTTTAACTTTATGGTACCAATTAGGAGAATGAAGGAATGGGCAAAGAAGCATGATATCATGTGGGCGTTAGATCCTTCGCTTAGAGCGCCTGCTGTTAAAGATATTAAAGACTTACCAATTGAATCAGCAGGTAAAAAGGACAGCGAGGAAGATGATAAGAAAAGAATATCAGACTTTGAAAAGGTATTTCCTCATTTAATCATCATCACACCGCAACCGGTTTTGGATTTAAAGTAATATAATGGCACGTAAACAAGCTTCCCCTAAGGTTAAACATCCATGGGACTTCGAGTTCAATCTCAAGTTCGACTACACTTCGAATGATATACATAGTAGTTTTGTGGGTCTGACCATGAATAAAGATACTAAGATGGTATTTGCTGACGGTCCGGCTGGTACAGCAAAAACGTATCTCGCGACGTATTGTGCACTTAATTTACTACGATCTAAAGATGTTGAAGAGGTTGTATATATTCGTAGTGTTGTTGAATCTGCTAGTCAGAAGATGGGATCGTTACCAGGTGAAGTTGAAGATAAGTTTCTTCCATGGAGTATGCCTCTAGTAGAAAAACTAGATGAGCTGATCGGAGTCGCTTCCCGGCAGCATGTGATGGAAAAAGGCTTAGTACATTGTGTGCCAGTTAATTTTGTTAGGGGTTTAACATTTCACGACAGTGTTGTGATAGTAGACGAAGCGCAGAATCTAACAACTAGCGAGCTTATTACTATTCTTACTAGATTTGGACATAATAGTAAATTTATAGTTGTTGGGGATACTAGGCAGGCTGATATTAATGGTCGATCTGGATTTCAATCCATTTTTAATTGTTTTAATAATATATCTAGTGAAGATAATGAGATATATACCTTTACATTTGGTGAATCAGAGATAGTTAGAAGTGAGATATTAAAGTTTATTGTTAAACAACTAGCGAAATTAAAGTGACTCTAGTTCCTTTTTGATTTCCTCTTTCATTGCCTTACGAGCACTAGTATAATTCTCTCTTATTGTACCAGGCTCATTGACAAGACCGTTACCGTACAATTTAACATGTGCCATGTTAAACCCAATTATTAAGCATATTGATAATGGATCAAATACACATACAATAGCTAATGTAAACCACTTGACTGCTGTATCAACTTCCATATTAAAGGCTCTCGCGACGAACCGGAAGGTTCCGATGTCAGTGTCGCGGATATTTCCTTGAACACTTAATATTTGCTCGTCATTATTCTTAACCTTCTCATATAATCCTTCCATCTGAACCTGTACTGTTGATTCATTATCATTGGTTGTTTTCCGAAGTCCATCTACTTTAGATAAAAACTTTTGATATTCTGTTGCTATACTGTCTTGTGTTATTTCTAGTATATTATTATATTGATTAATATTATCAGCATCTTGTTCATCAAGGATCGTTAACGACATAGAGATTTTTTCTCTCTCCGGGGCTTGTCTTTCTCTCTCCTCTTTTAGTTTTTTTGTTTGGTTACTAAATATTCCACCCTTAGAGTTAATTTCAGCTATTATATCATCTAGTGTGGTTGTTCTATCATTAAGCACTAGTCTTTTACTTTCTATTTCAGTATTGACTCTTTCAAACTTTTCCTTTGAGTCATTCTTATTTGTTTCTTGTTGTGTAATATACTCATTATATATTCTCTCAAATCCATCAATTGCATCACCTATCTTAACATCAGTTGTATCCGTTGATTGTTCTAGTTTTTGTATTTCTTCCTTTACATATTTGTTATTATTGTTTAATTGCTGTATATTGTTCTCGTACAATTCAACTCTCGATCTAGTATATTCAAATGCATTAGCTAGGTACCCATATATCCCTAATGATGTTATTCCTATCAATCCTAATAGTGCAATACTTAGATACAACCTTAGAGATTTAGTAGATTCTTTCCAAAACCTATATAGAAACGATGCAGCAAATAGTTTTCCTATCTCAAGCGACGTCGCCATAATTGCTACTGATGTGAAACTCCCAGCGAATAATAATGCGATTCCCTTAACGGAGAAATATGCTGCATTTGCCGCGATGAATAAGGCAGACGCAAATAAGAACCATACAAAATATCTATTAACTTTCATTTTAATTATTTATTAAATCTTGTTGATTGATTAGTGTTGCATTTATATGATATATCATTCATAATATAGTATGAATCCAAAAGAAATATTTATTAAGTGTGAGTGTCATGGGGAGTCATTGGGTATAGAATATGATGCCGGTGATCAATATTATTATTTGAGTATGTGGAATCGTGGATTTACCAATAAAATTCTACCATGGAAGGAACGTATACGGTTTTGTTGGCATTTGTTGACAAAAGGAAAAGCATTTAATGATGAACTTATCCTAAGTCAAGAGTCTGTTGATATATTAGTTAATTTCTTGAATAAGAAACGTCCTGGTTATCCAATTGGAGATAATATTGTTGCTGATATGGAGTGAGAAAAGAGTTGCGCTTTTCTATAGAACTTCATATTATTAATATATAAATTAAAACTACTAACTGCAATAACTACTATGAATTTAGGCATCAAAGAGACGACACTCACTAAAGTCAAAAATATTAAAATTCCGGACTTATTTAATCGCCGGTTGAAAACAGGTATCAAGCGGATTGATTCACTATTTGATGAAGGTATTCTTCCGGGGTCAGCATTTACATTGACAGCTCCAGCCGGGGGCGGAAAGACTACTCTCATGCTACAGATACTAGATGGTCTCGTTAAGAACGGATACAGAGTCGGTTACTTCTCTGGTGAAGAAAGTATTTACCAGCTCGCATATACTGCGAGGCGGGTGGGTGCTACTGAAGTGGAGATCGCTAACGAGACTGATATCGACACGATCGCTGATCAAATGAAGGATCTCGATTTAGTTATTGTTGATTCATTTCAAGCACTAACTTCGACAACCAAGATGAATAGTCGACAGCTCGAGAAGCACGCGGTGCAACATCTAACGAAGATAGCTAAGAAAACTGAATGTGTTGTTGGTTTTGTTATGCATTTAACTAAGAGTGGTGAACTTAAGGGAGGTACTATTGTACCTCATACAGTTGACGCTAACCTTAAGATTGAGATAGTACCAAATGCCGATGAAGGAGCGCGATCGATTTTCTTTGAGAAGAATCGCTTTGGACCCTTAAATGAGCTCGAATGTATCATTCAAAGAAATGGCTATGACTTTGATGCGAAGGTCGTTAAGGACGATGACGGAGATGTCAAGAAAGCACCATCAAAGAAAGCTCGTAAGAAAGACGACATGGAGATGATTACTGAGATGAGTAAGATAACTCTACCAACAGTGTCTAAGAAACTAGATGATGATGTACAACGCGCTCAGTATCTATTAAGAGAGTTGACAATTCTTGGAAAGTTAACCAAGTCCGGAAGAGGTCGCACAGCAATTTGGAAGAAGGTTAAGTAGTTCCCTTCTTCAGATGGGCCGGAAACGGCCCATCTTACACTTTTAAAATTAAAATGAAAATTAAAAACACATCAACTGATCCCTCTAAACCCACGAGGATCACATCTAGAAAGCTATTAGAAGTGAGAGAACAACCTGGAGGAGATTTGTATTTTGAATTAGATCAAGAACTTCTGAACAACCTCAATTGCAAACCCGGTGATTCTGTAAAGTTTACAGATAATAAAAATGGTAGTTTTTCTATAAAAAAAGTAAAATATTCAACGATTGAGCTAGACTTTAGTGACGATGAACTTTTTAAGTATATGAAGTTCGCTCATGAGAGGAACCAGAGCTTTAACGAACTCGTAGAAGAAGCAATACAAGAGGCAGTAACAGCTGTTGAGTTAAAAAGCCCGGGTGTGAGTCATGATTAAACAGATAAAGAATAAAGTCCAAGCAATTACAGTTGGTGATATTATTGAAACTACAGTAGATCCTTTTATTGTAGGAGAAGTATCTAGTGTGTTAGAGAATAAGAGAGAAACTGTTGAGGTTATAGTCTTTGATAAGCGCCTTAAACCACTCCAGACATATGAAGGTCAATTCAAGATCCGGAAAGCGCGGAAGAAAGACTGTAAACACTATGATTTTAAAACTGCTAGAGAAACTAATAATTTTGAAATTGGAGACATTATTCAAAAAATATACTTAAGTGGTCAGAAAAGATATGGTGTTGTAGTTGGATTTCTTCATCCGGATAGTCTTATGTCTAATTCTTATTTTGGTGGTTACAATGGAATTGACTTTCTAGAGTGTGTAGAGATTTCTAAGAAAGGTCTTCAACGGAAACGTAACAATGACCACACTCTTAAAAGATTTAATACATCGAAAGATAATTGTATTATATGTAGGATTGATCCATGGCACCGGAAGGGATTGAAACTTATTATAAATAATACTATAATTTAATTATGAAGAAAAAGATATTAAGCGTATTAGAGAACTGGAAAGACTCTCAAATTAATATAGAAAGTGAATCTGCTAGAGAAATGTTAGCGGATGCAATTATTAAAGCACTATTTAGTGAACCGGTACATGGAACAGGGACATATAATACAGATGATATATATCATGATTTTGTTGACGGTAAGATTGCCAGTGAAAAAGACAGTCAGGAGACTAAGTAACCTCATATGAAAGATATTGTGAAGCTCTTAAACAAGAGTATTACGCTATTAGATGAATCTATGGATAAAATTAATGACGCAATTGAAACTGATGAAACTGATCAGTGTGAGCTATATGATCTAGAAGAGATACAGGATGATATACAGGAAATAAAAGAAGCCATCCTGAATAAGATAGATGAGATAAGTTGATTTTAATTTTTTAATATACTATTAAGTTATGTCTGCGAAAGTTATCTCATTATCTGTAATTGTATTTGCTATTATAGCACTTGGATCAATAACTGACACTCCAGGTTATACTTCATCTATTACTACAGATCCGAATCTAGTTAAGTTAGAATCACCTGTACTGCCAATGAATGTAGAAATTGTCGAGTGGCCACATCCTTTAAACCTCGCCGGTACCTTTAATTATTCAGTCACACTTAATGGTGAACATGTACCTATGTCACAAGATCACATTGAAGCTATTGTTAAAGCGTATAACATCCATCTAGTAGATATAACACACCACTCCTCTAGAGTCCGGATGGTTGTTCCATAAGCTATAGTTTTTAAATGTTCAATCAGTTGAGTCTTCTTTGAAATATTTCTTCTTTATCATATCCCATATTTCTCGGACACTTCCTGGTTGTTTGACTTCTTGTTTCAAAAAAGCTAGGATTTCCGTCGCAGCTCTATAGTCTTCTTCAGTTTCTGCTTCGGCGGCGGACTTTTTAACTCTCTCTATAGTTCTAGGGTTCATTACTGTCTCATTATACTCAGAGAAAGTTAATTTTGATTCCCAAATTAAACGTATATCCTCATCCTTCATATTATTATTTATAGTTGGACTTAACAAGTATTGTAGTTATAATATAAATAACAATACGGGCCTGTAAAGGATTCGACGTTCATTGAAAGTTAATTGTAGCAAGTAAGAGAGATGCCCGGCTCTTTAAAAAGGCATAAAAGTCCTAATTGGCAACGATAACATCGTCCCCTTTGCTTCTCACGAAGCAGAGCTTATGGCAGCCTGAGGCTGTCTCGTACTGTACCTGACGCTCGATAAGGTATAAGTACGACACTATCGAGCAAAACCTAGAGAAGTATGCTAATTGTAAAACTGGGAGGA